AAGACGATGGAGGATATGCGGGTGGAGCACGACGGTACGGTCCGCAACAACGGCGGCATGATTATCCAGTACCGCTACGGCGAGGACGGTGTGGATTCGACGCAGGTAGAGTCCCAGCCCCTGGATCTCGGCCTGATGACGCTGGAGGATATTTACAAGAACTATGCTATCTCGGTGGAGGAGATCCAGCCGTTTGTCACCGAGACCATTACCGAGGCTCCCGATCTAGTGGACGAGCTCGTGAAGGACCGTGATATGCTGGTGAAGGAGGTGTTCCTGTTTCTGAAGAAGGATTCGGTGCTCTCGCCCGTGCACCTCAAGCGAGTGATTGAGAAGTACTACAACCCCTACTCCACCAAGACCGATCTGACTCCACAGTATATCGTGGACGAGCTCACCAAGCTCATGAAGGAGCCCTGGATGGCTCCCAATCGCGTCTTCCACTGCCTCCTCCGCTTCTACCTTGCCCCCCGCCGGTGTATTCTCGAGCACCGCTTCACCAAGGCAATCTTTGACGAGGTGATTCGCGAGGTGCGGTACAAGTATATTAAGAGCCAGGTACATTCCGGCGAGATGGTAGGTGCCCTAGCCGCCCAATCCGTCGGTGAGCCCACGACCCAGCTCACCCTCAACACTTTCCACTCTGCCGGCACAGTCAAGGCCGGTGCCACTGCAGGTGTTCCGCGTATCCAGGAGCTCCTGGGTATTTCCAAGAGCCCCAAGAAGCCCCTGAACTTCGTATACTTGACTGCCACTGACGGTGACAGCCTCGATCGGGCGATCATGGTCGCCCGTGAGTTGCAGAAAACGACGGTCCGCGATATCACCAAGTCCGTGCGGATGTACTACGACCCATTCCCCCTGACTACGGACACTGCGGTCGCAGAGGACCGCGAGATCCTCCAACGGTTCCAGCAGTTCTCTACCGCCAATCCGACCGACTGTGCGTCCAAGTGGATCATGCGTCTCGAGTTTGACGAGACGGAGATGGCAGCTCGCAATATCAACGATATGGTCACGATCCAGGACAAGATGGGCCAGGCGGGACTCCACATTCTACAGTGCGTCTACTCCGACTCCAACTCCGACAAGCTCGTGATGCGTATCGTGTTCCCCGACGACGCGGTCAAGAACCTCCTGGCTCTGCGGTTCCTAGAGGAGCGTGTCCTCGACGTAGTTCTCACCGGCATTGACGGTGTAGGCCGTGTGATTCCTCGCGAGGTCAATCGCGAGCTGGTGTGGGACGAGAAAGTCAACGCCTATGCGTCCCGCAAGCAGTATGTCCTGGATGTGGAGGGCGCCAATCTGTACGAGCTCCTGGGTCGGGACAACATTGATCCCACACGGACATTCAGCAACCATATTCATGAGGTGTTCGATGTTCTGGGCGTGGAAGCGGCTCGCCAGGCTCTCCTGGACGAGTTCTCGGAAGTGTTTGCCGAGGCCTATACCAACTACCACCACATGAGCGTGCTTCTGGACGCCATGACATACCAGGGCCGTCTCGTCTCGGTCAACCGATTTGGAATGTACATGCATGACAATGGCGTGCTGGCGAAGTCGTCGTTTGAGGAGACGTCTAAGATTCTATTCAATGCTGCCGTGTCCGCTGAGTTTGATCCCATGAAGGGTGTGTCGGCCAATATCATGTTCGGCCAGAAGCCTCCGTGCGGTACGGGCTTCGTAGACATCCTTCTGGACGAGACCCGACTACCCGAAGGCACAGACGAGGCGTTCGTGGACTACTCTGATCAGATCAAGCAGAAGGTTGAGGCAGCGTATGCGGGTGGCGAGTCCGAATGCAAGATGGAGGATATCTCAATGTGGTAATGGTAATTTAGAGCTATCCTGGCATAGAAGAATAAACGACGAGCAACTTTTTCGTCTGGAAGAATTGCTCAATTCTATTCAATCCTGACCATGACCGAGAAGAGCCAGTACGGACAGAGAGTAATCTACGATGTGGTCCAGACACTGCACGAGTTTCTGACGCCCTACAGTCACGTGCAGTATGTCAAGACCAAGCACCACGGGAAGATGCTGATCATGGACGAGGAAGTCCAGTATTCGACGCTGGACGAGCACAGGTATCACTATCTGCTGACACAACCTCTGTTCTCCCAATGCCGGAACATTCTGATCCTGGGGGGAGGGGACGGTCTGGCGGCCCGAAACCTATACAATTCCCCGTACACTTCAAGCATTACAATAGTCGATTGGGACCGCCAGTTCGTCGAGTTTGCGAAGACGAAGCTTCTGGAGAACTGCGAGTCTCTTCTGAACCCTCGGACCACATACATCTGCGACGACGCACTTCAGTTCGTAAGGTCGACGGAGAACCGCTATGACGGTATCATCATTGATCTCCCCGATCCCGATGGAGATACAATGGAAACTCTGTACTTTGATATCTTGGAGCAACTCCCGGGGATCCTGAATCCCAACGGCATTGTATCTGCTCATGTGGGTCCGGTCTCACTGTCTGAGGACCACCCGAACTGGGTGTTCATCAAAGAGTGTAAGTATCGGATGAAGCAACTGTTTAAGGTTGACCCTGTGTTTGATACAGTGTATGTCCCCACTTTTTCGCACGAGTGGGGGTTCCTAGCGTGTTATACAGACCTGGCCAGGAAGTTTGAGAGGTATCGTATTGAGCAGGATGTCTACGATATGTTTAAGAAACTTTGAGGAGTTCACTCAAACCCGTTGCGGGCAGCAGCGGCCTGGCGAGCAGCGGCCGAGGCCTCGCTGGAGGCAGCACCGTATACCGCAGCAGCTCCCTGGGTGTGATTGCCTCCGCGGTGCCGACTACGACGACCCGCCTTCTTCGTGTGCCGGCGCCGGCGTCCGCCAAACGCGGCCGGAGCAGATCCGCTCTGCGTGAACGTTCCGTTGGCACCTACCGCCGTGCCCGGGGCAGTGGACGGCTTGTCATACGGGAGCTGAGCCGCATGTCCATCCGTCGAAGGAGCATACGCACCGCCCTTGCGAGTCTTCTTGTACGTCTTCTTCGCCGCCTTCATCGCATCGCCTAGGGACATCTTAGGATGCTTACGCTTAACGGACATCACGTGCTTTAACCATGCAGAGCGTCCACCTTCCATTTGTATGTCTGGTTAGACTTTACTTCTCACCGGCGACGAGTGTGGCGCCGGCGGCGTCCACCCTTCAGCTCAGACGGGCCCTGGTAGGTGGCATCGGGCATCGAAGGGAAACGCGTCATTCCGTCGGGGAGATCAGAACCAGTGTAGGGACCGCCGCTGAATCCGTACGCGGTTCCTCCCATCATCTTGCGGGTAGAGCGACGACGACGACCGCCCATCCCCGGCATACCAGGAATCGACGGCATCGCAGGCATGCCTGCACCGCCCTTGGCCTTGCGGGTAGAGCGACGACGACGACCGCCCATCGGGGGCATCGCCAGCATACCGCCCGAGCCCGAGCCCGAACCGCACGAGCTAGCACCGCCCTTCTTGTAAGTCTTCTTCGCAGCCTTCATGGCATCGCCGAGCGACATGCCGGGCTTCTTGGCGGCCATAACGGCTTTTAACCATGCAGAGCGTCCACCTTCCATTTCTATTTGTCTCATGTATTAGACTTTATTGTGTAATCATACATGGGCGACTTGACATTCTTGGGCTGGAGAGATACGCCCGCACTCTGTGGCGTCGGGGCCTTGTAGGTCGTCGGGTGGTAACGCAGGATATCGGGCTTGATCGAGAAGGAGTTATCGGAGAAGGTTCCAGTATACAATTCCATCGCGTTATCCAGGCTTCCCCAGGCCATAGCCACCCACTGGCATCCGTACGAAAAGCAAATTTCTGCGTTCTTGTTCGTGATCGCAGTCGTATTCATATCGGGAACCACAAGCGTAATATTACGCCTGTTGAATTCGATCAACTCATCGTGATCAAACGTCTGTGATGCCTGAGTATACGTCATCCTCCGCATCTGCGACGACACCCAGGACATATTCACCAACTCGTCCATTCCATTCCCCTTGATATTCTCTCCGCTGACGACGACCAGTTTGCCCATGAGGTTGCAAATCGGCTCGACTCCCAAGTTCTTGCGTTGGTAAGAGTATTCGGAGCTCAGCATGTATTTCCGCAGAGTGTTCTTTATTATATCGGCACACTGAGTCACGATCGCGTTGTCGGACGTGTGGAAGACCAGGGACAGAACAAAAGGGTTCTTGTATCCTGTCGTCACCGCACTATTGAACGCGGCATTGCCTAGAGTGACACAGCAGTCCTCAAAATCCAGGGTATTGTACGTGATCATTTTCAGAGTTTTGGCATCAGCCACACCTACCACCGGCTTCTTGTCTACCGCATACACATCCCACTCAATGAGCCGGGCTCCGCCTTTCACAACCTTGGTGATGGCATCCGTGACAATGTAGGTGTTGATCGTGTTGTGGGGAATGACGGTGTATCCGCTACTGGACATGTAGTAATCGCACACGACATCGGTGCTGGGGCATCCAAGGGGTTCGGCTTTAGTGAGGCCAGTATACACTTCCAGGGGCTTTGTGAGCGAGGCATCAGAGGGGGCAGCGTGGCTGAGGTGCGCGTATGTCCCTACCGCAATGCCGAGTCCCAGGAATGCTGCTGAGACACACACAACGATCCAAAGAAGTGCGACGGTATCCATATTATTTCTTACTACGATGTTGTTTATATCTGAAAAAGAGCGGACGCATCATCATCACCACATCATCGGGAACCTGCTCGTCCATTGGGACTTCAAAGAGACAACAGTGAAGGAAGTAGATGCAGTACATTCCACACTGGGCGTCCTTGTACTGGTGTCGCAGGGCGTTGTAGGAGAGAACAGTAGGTTCCTGGAACTTTTTCAAATCATCCAGCTGTTCCTTCCACCTTTGCATCAAACGGGCTACCTCCTTCTCGGGTTTCTGGGCATACGAATCAAAATATGTCATTCGCGGATGCTTCAGATGGTCCCGGAAATCAGCGAACGCAGCGATCCAGTGCTCGCCCGGGCCGTCGCTGGGATCGGTGTTGAACACAATCCCTACACGGCGATACCCCTTCTTGTACAGTTCGGAAATCTTCATACTGCAGAGAGACGAGACTAGACACTTGCCCGTTTCGTTGTGCATGTCAAAATCAATCGGTACCGAACCAGTGTAGTAGTAGTCGGGGATCAGTTTCATGTATTCTCGCTGGGATACGTCAATGTCGTCGGACGAAAGCCACTCAGTACCGTTGGACGCCCAGCTATCAGGGGCCACGGGTTTCTTCACCAGGGCGTGGACAATACATTCCGGGGTTCCCGCCTTGCATGCATCCTTCATTCGTCTCGTAATTTCCTGCCACATATCGTCGCCAGGCTTGACGGGCTTTTCGTGCGGGTGTTCTTTATTGTAAGCTAGTCGCAGCTTCTCCACTTCGCGTGGGTCCATTATTCAAAACGGATAAGAAACTATACCGCCGAGAAAAGGGTATACCCAGGATGGACCAGCGTGACCTTGTTCGTGCCGTGCGTAAGTACCGCAATCTCGACGATGAACTGAAGGATCTGAATGCCAAGGTCTACAAGCTCCGCGAGGACAAGAAGTTCGTGGAG